GCGGGAGACGCCCGCTGAGGGGCCGTACGCGACGTTCGCGCAGTACGCCCGTGATCAGCTGATCACCCGGGTGGAGCAGATCGGCAACGTGGCCGGCCCGGAGCTGCGCCAGCGCGCCGCCGAGCGGCTGCAGCGCGCCGCCCAGGTGCACACGCTCACCAGCGACGTGGTGGGCCTGGTCCCGGACCAGCACATCGCGCAGATCTTCGAGGTGATCAACACCGCCCGGCCGGTGGTCGCCTCATCGCGCCAGGTCGGCCTCACCAGCGGCAAGCTGACGTGGCCGTCGGTCACCGCCCGGCCGACCGTCGCCAAGCAGGTCACGGAGAAGACCAACCCGGCCTACTCCAAGATGACCGTGATCATGCGCGAGGTGCTGGCCGACACCTACCTCGGTGCCGGCAACCTCTCGTGGCAGACCATCAACTGGTCCAGCCCGGACGCGCTGACGCTGTTCTTCGACCTGATGGCCGAGGCATACGCGGAGCAGACCGAGAGCGCCGCCTGCACCGTCGTGGACACCGCCGCCGCCGCCGGCCCCACGGTCGGCTCGGACGACCTGGCCGGCTGGATGGCCGCGATCGCCGCCGCCGCTGGGCAGGTCAGGGCCGCGGGTGGCCGCGCCAACGCGATCTACCTGGACGCCGTGACCGGCTACAGCCTGCTGGGCATGGTGACGGCGCAGAACCCCGTGTTCCTGACCGCTGGCCCCGGCTCGCTGGGCGACGCGTCGGGCAACGTGGGCGGGCTGCGGTTCGTGGTCTCGGACGGGTTCGGCGCCCCGACCGCGATCGTGGGCGACTCCAGCAAGCTGCTGTGCGCCGAGACCTCGGGCGCCCCGGTGGAGATGCGCGCCGTGGAGCCGTCGATCGGCGGCCTGGAGGTGGGCGTGATCGGGGCCTTCGCGGCCGTCACCGTGCTGCCGGCCACGTTCGTGCAGCTGACCCTGCCGGTCTGATCATGACCCCGCACCGTGACCGGCTGCTGGCCGGCGACTACGAGGGCGCCGGGGCAACGGCGCCCGACCTGGCGAGCATGACCAAGGCCGAGCTGTTGGAGCACGCCCAGCAGCTCGGCCTGGACGTGTCCGACGCCATGACCAAGGCCGAGATCCGCGACGCCATCGACGCTGGGGCCTGACCCGTGGCGTACGCGACCCCCGAGGAGCTGGCGGCAGCCCTGAACGTGCGGCTGTCGCCCGCCAACCAGGACGCCCTGCAGGCGTGCCTGGACGCCGCCGCCGCGGAGATCGATCACGAGATCGACTGGCTGCCAGCCGTCAACCCGCTGATCGACCCACCCGAGCCGCCCGACCTGACCGGAGACCGGCTGGCGCTCGCCAACCGCGTCAACCTGGTGCGCGCGGTCGAGTGGTGGAAGTCCAACGCGGCGGCGTTCGGGGTGATCGGGTTCGATCAGACCGGCGCGCTGCAGGCGCCCCGCGACGGGTTCAACCGCCACGCCTACGAGCTGACGCCGCTCAAGCAGCAGTGGGGCATCGCATGAGCGTGCCGGCGACCGGAACCCTGACCATCACCAACGCCCGCGAGGCGGCCGCGCAGGCGCTGCAGCCGACCGATCCCAGCGATCCGCTGGTGGTGCTGGACAACGTGGTGGACGCGCTGGATCCGCCCGCGATCATGCTGGTGTGGGACGACCCCTGGCTGGAGCCGCAGGGCACCTGCCGGTGGTGGGCCAGGCTGGGCGTGCTGTGCGTGGCCGACCGGATCGAACCCGCCCCGGGCGTCGCTGACCTGGAGGCGCTGGTGAGCTACGCCGTGCGGCGCCTGCAGGCCGACCCGTACAGCTGGGGCAACCCGAACGTGACCGCGCCACGCCGCTGGACGATCGCCCGCGTGGACTACCTGGCGGCGCTCGTGACCTACCGCCTGCCCGTGACCCTGAACGAGGAGGACTGACGCCGTGTCGATCCCGCGCCCGCTGATCCTGGACAACGCCGACCTGCTGATCGGGGACGGCGCCGCCACCGAGGTGTTCGCGTCGCTGGCGTGCACGCTGAACCACATCGAGCTGAACCCCGATGTCTCCGAGACCACGCTCACCACGATGTGTGGCGAGGTGGACTACCCGGGGATCGTCAAGTGGTCGCTGGTGGCAACGCTGTACCAGTCGTTCGATCCTGGCGCCACCGAGGAGATCCTGTCGGCCGCGGTGGAGGGCGGCGTGCCGGTCGGCTTCCAGCTGATGCCGCGCCGCGATGAGCCGGTCTCGGCCACCAACCCGATGTGGGAGGGCCAGGTGATCCCGCAGCCGTACAGCCCGATCAACGGCGACGCCGGGGACGCGTCCACGGTGGAGCTGGAGTGGTCGGTGGTCGGCGCGCCCACCAAGACCATCGTTCCGCCCACCACCACGGCCGCCGCCGCCGAGACCGCTACGGCCTGAGCCGATGCCGGACACCACCCGCGTGGAGGTGCACGGGTTCCCGCAGCTGGCCGCCGGATCCGCCGACCTGTTCCGGCGCATCCCGGCCACTGCGGAAGCCCGCTTCCAGTCGGTCGCTGACCAGGTGGCGGCGATGGTGCGCGGCCGCGTGCCGCACCGCTCGGGCGAGCTGGCCGGCTCCGTGCAGACCAACCCCGTCGAGGACGGCGTGGGCGTGTCGATCGGCAGCGGCGGGGCCGGCGCCTACGCCGGCTGGATCGAGTTCGGCGGCACCCGCGGCCGACCCTACATCGGGTCCGGCCGGTACCTGTTCCCGACCGCTGAGGGCGCCGAGCCGCTGCTGGTCGCAGCCGGCGAGCAGGCCGCCCGCCAGGAGATCAAGGAGACCCTGTGGCCAAGACCAGTGCTGTGACCAAGCTCCGCCCCGACCCGCTGCCGGAGGAGGTGGTGGTCGATCCGACCGCGATGGGCGAGGTGTCGCTGGCGCCGAACGAGCTGCGCGAGCTGCGCCAGGCGACCGGCCGCACCATGTCGGACCTGCTCGGCGAGGAGGGCGACGAGGAGGACAAGCTGCAGGTGATGGTGTGGCTGCGGCTGCGCCGCGACGGGCACCACGCCACGTGGGATGAGGCCGGCGACGTGCGGGTGGTGTTCCGGTCCGAGCAGCCGGACCCTACGAGCGGCGCGCCCACGACCAGCTCGCCGGGTTCTGCAGGTACTGGCGCATGACCCCACGCCAGGTGGACGAGATGAGCGAGGAGGAGCGGCGCGCGTTCCAGCGGTTCATGGACCGTGACCTGCGCGCACAGCGCCGCGCCAACCGCAAGCGGGGCCGCTCGTGAACCCGCAGATCATCGTCGAGTACCTGGCCAAGACCGACCAGCTGGCGGCCGGCACCAAGCAGATCGGCGCCACCGGCAGCAAGGCCGGCGCGCTCGCCAAGAAGGCGTTCTTGCCGGCCGTCGCCGCGCTCGGCGCGATCACCGTGGCCGCGAACAAGGCGGTCGGGTCGGCGTCCGACCTGAACGAGGCGGTCTCCGCCAGCCAGCAGGTGTTCGGCACCAGCGCCCAGTCGATCCTGGACTGGTCGAAGGGCAGCGCGAAGGCGTTCGGGCTGTCGCAGGCGGCCGCGCTCAGCGCCGCCACCGGGCTGGGCAACATGCTGCAGACCACCGGCCTGAGCACCGCCGCGTCGGCCGACATGTCCAAGGCGATGGTGCAGCTGGCCGGCGACATGGCGTCGTTCAGCAACGAGGATCCGAGCGAGATGCTGGACCGGATCCGGTCCGGCCTGGCGGGCGAGTCGGAGCCGCTGCGCAAGTTCGGCTCCAACCTCTCCGAGGCCCGCGTGAAGGCGTTCGCGTACAGCCAGGGCATCGCCAAGGCCGGCTCCGAGCTGACCGACGCGCAGAAGGTGCAAGCCCGCTACGGGCTGCTGCTGCAGGACACCGCCAAGCAGCAGGGCGACTATGCCCGCACCGCCGACGGGCTGGCGAACACCCAGCGCACCAACGCCGCCGAGACCGAGAACGCCAGCGCCGCGTTCGGCAAGGCGCTGCTGCCGGCCATGCAAGCCGTGCAGGGCGTGCTCACCAAG